GGGGTTCCCACCATATGGACTCACGAGCAGGACGCTCGCAAGCCTTCAAGTAGATACGTTTCGCTACTGGTCGGTAAACACGGAAGTATCGACGACTGGCTCGCACTCGGCAGTTCCACCTTGTTGGGTGGTCCCACACGAGTAAATCACCGAGGGCTTCTGGCCCTCGGCAATCGCGAACCGTTTTTGGTATGTTGTCGAGACAGGCATTACGCACTGCAATAAGCTCGGGCATCTGCCACTCAAGAGAGCGGCGCCAAAGATTATTAGCAATACTAATCCAATTGGTCGCATTTTGTGGATCCTTCTTTAAGAAATATGGGCGAACGTCATGCCCAAGGAGGAAATCACCACCACACGACTCTCGGAAGTACCCGTCCGTGTAAGTTTTCTTTAAGTTGGGACGGTGCCCAACAAACCGGAGCACTGCAACTGCATCGCTAACTAATTCTTTTGGAATTATCATGTCGTCACCATAGACGAATGTGTCTTCGCCAATACGGCAACCGACGGCATGCAAAAGCGAGCAAAAAATCAGTGTCTCCAGGGGAAAAGTAAAACCATTCCCCATTGCAGAAAACTTCTCCAAACGCAACCACCGCCCCTGAAATCTGATTTTAGGGCTACGTAGAGCAGAAAGGAGCTCGAACCAATCATCGCTACTGTTCCAGTCAAAAAGCAACTGTACTAAGTTGTAAGCGTTTAGGTCACTGGCAGAGGAGAGATCCACTGTCGCACGATCACCCGAGACGGAATTAAGTCTCGCTAACTTACGATGGAGCTGTTGCCCCTCGTTCGTGCTATCCATCCGGATAGGTGATTTGGGTTGGGTTTTCCGTTTCAGATGGATACCCTGGCGACTCAGACGCGGTACTAACGCATCATTGACTGCAAGCTGCATGAAGACGTTAAACCCTGGCCCTAAGGCTATAGGTCGACGCTTCAAAACAGTCTTAGTGACCGAACTAAATCGATCACCAAGCATGCAAGCAGAAGGATCGGGAACTTCACCCCAGACGCCCTTGTATAGCAAGTCGAGAGACTGCCACAAGTGCGCGGATCTGACGGTGAAAGTTGGCATTTGCTGTAGTTTGTCATATGCGACAAGGTTGTTTCTTACCTTTCGCATCCACAGCTCTGTCTCGAATGTCCCACCCGGCCCAAAGCGACCCATTAGCGTTTCCGCATCTGGGCATGGACCGAGTACCTTAATGAGCCAATTGCGCGCCTTCTTGACGATCGTCGAGAATTTAGTGTTCAATGGGCTGGTTTCCCAGGTACCATCTATGAACGGTTGTAGGCGTTTGTTGGCAAGGTAACACTCTCTTTCACAAGAGAGGAATTCACTCCAACATTCAAACTCG